AGTAAGAAAATCTGTAGACGGAACCAAAACATTTATAAAATGGGAAGAAACTCAACCAAACTTCACATCAGAATTAACACAAACTGAAGGTCCTTACACACATTCAGAAATACTAGATATTTTATCTACTGAAGAATGGACACAACCAATGGAAGAAGATTTAATATAAAAACAACATGACAACAGCTGAAGGAGGACCTAGTATAATTACAGACGGACTGGTATTACATTTAGATGCAGCTAACCCTAAATCATATCCTGGTACAGGAAATGCTTGGAGTGACTTGAGTGGTAAGGGGAACAACTTTACTTTAGTGAATGGTGTCAATTATGATATAGATAATAACGGTATACTTATATTAGATGGAGTAGATGAGTATACTATTAGTACTTATGGTGAAACCACATATCCTCTAAATGATAACTCGGTTAGTATGTGGATATATCCTATAGGAACTGATAATGAAGGGGTATTTTCTATAGGGGTTAATGGTTATTATAATTCCTACATCTGGCTAATATTAAACTCCCAACTCAGATTCTATGGCCCCAGTAACAACTCTACAGTTTTTTACGAACCTAATATACAGTTAAATTTTAACGAATGGCAAAATATAGTAAGAACAAGGGATGATAATACAGGTACTGAAAAAACTTACCTTAATGGAAAATTAACTCATACCCAAAATAATTGGAGAACAAACACCACCCTAGAAACACCAGGAGTAGTTTCATTAGGAATAGAACTTGATAGTAGTACAGGAGGAGGCACTAATCAGTCATACCAAGGTAAATACAGTATGTGTATGGTATACGATAAGGAACTAACCCCACATGAAGTCCTCCAAAATTACAACGCAACCAAATCACGATTTAATCTATAAATCATATATTTATAATAGACCCCTTTTGGACAATGAAAAAAGGAAAACATTATGGCAAACGAATTCAAAGTAAAAAAAGGCCTGATAGTAAACGGATCAGGCTCAACAATCCTTGACATACAAGGATCTCAAGGACAATTATTCTCAGTAACAGACCAACTATCTGGTTCACTATTTTCAGTAAACGATATCTCAGGTATACCGGTATTTGAAGCATTTTCAGATGATACAGTAAAAATTGGTACTTTTAATAATGAGGCAATAATAGTAGAAGGTTCTCAAACTACTATTCAAGATTTAAATGCAACCGGTTCTTTTACAGGCTCTTTTACCGGATCCTATACAGGCTCTTTTATAGGAGATGGAAGCGGTTTAACAGGAGTACCTATGATACCTGGAGGTACTAATGGTCAAGTGCAATATAACGCTAATGGTTCTTTAGATGGAGCTTCTGGATTATTTTATGATGATGTAAATGGTAGGGTTGGGATAGGTACTAATACTCCATCTACTAAGTTAGAGGTTAATGGGGATATTTTATTTAAAAGTACTTCTGATAATGAAGGAGCTATAAAATTTGAAGTAAATGAAACTAATTTTCAAATACCCGTCGCATTCGAAAATATTGCTACATCACCTATGTTCCTGGGGATTACAGCACAATCTGGGACTTCTGCAGGGTTTGTACTTAGGCACGGTGCTTCAAGTGGGGATGGTTTTAATATAGGAATAGATAGTAACGATCCTGCAAATTTAACATTCGTATCTAGAGATAATAGTAACATCGAAAGAATGCGATTAACTAATAATGGATTTTTAGGTATAGGAACTACTACACCTTCTGAAGCACTATCCATTCAAGGTAAAATTTCTATAAATGATGGAGGTAATTCGGTTTTTATAGGAGAGGATGCTGGTTCAAACGATGATGGAAGTGATAATAGAAATGTAGGAATAGGTTATCAAGCACTCCAAAACAACACCACAGGGTATAGAAACACAGCCAATGGTTATCAAGCACTCCTAAACAACACCACCGGATTTAACAACACAGCCAATGGCTATGCAACACTCCTAAACAACACCACAGGAAACAGCAATACAGCCAATGGTATTGCCGCACTCCTAAACAACACCACAGGGTACCAAAATACAGCCAATGGTTATGAAGCACTCCGAAATAACACTACAGGAAATAGAAACACAGCCACTGGTTATCAAGCACTCCTAAATAACACAGGATCTAACAACACAGCCAACGGTTATGAAGCACTCCAAAACAACACTACAGGAGATAACAATACGGCCACTGGTTATCAAGCACTCCTAAACAACACCACAGGAACTAACAACACAGCCAACGGTTATCAAGCACTCCTAAACAACACTACAGGAGATAGAAACACAGCCAATGGTTATCTAGCACTCCGAGACAACACCACAGGAAACAACAATACAGCCAATGGTTATGAAGCACTTCAAAATAACACCACAGGGATTAACAACACAGCCCATGGTTTTCGAGTACTCTATAACAACACCACAGGAGATAGAAACACAGCCCATGGTTATGAAGCAGGTAGATATATCTCAAACGGAGGAGCAAATGAAACAGGTAACAATTCTGTTTTTATAGGATATGACACTAGACCATTAAATGATGGAGAAACTAATCAAATAGTAATAGGCTATGAAGCAATAGGTTTAGGTTCAAATACTGTTGTATTAGGAAACGATTCAATCACAACAACTGCATTAAAAGGTGACGTAGGTATAGGAACAACAGATCCTTCTGAAAAACTTCACATAGAAGATACAGGACTAAGTTTCGAACAATTTCCTCTTAGATTAACCAACCCCAAAACTGATAATGGTGTATCTGTAGGATTTAGACTTACAACTGGTACTTCAACAAATGTAAGATCCGAAATAGTAAGTACTGTAGATACTGTTAGAAATTCAACCGATCTTGAATTTAGAACTGGTGATAACACAACTACCCCACCTACAGTAAAAATGGGAATATATGAACCCGGAAATGTAGGGATTAATAAAACAGACCCAGCTCATAGACTGGATGTTGATGGTAATATTAGAGCATTGGAAAGTTTTATTACATCTAATACAGCGGGTATGAGATCTCTTAATTCCACCACATTAGAGGTAGGAGATATAGATAATAGTAATAAAAGTACGTTAATAACAGCTTTTGGATCAGGTTCTGATGCTAATTCCCAAATCCAATTAGATGATGGAGAAATTACCATAGGAGGAGGAGCATCAAATAGGATAACCACTATTACAGATATACCTTCTGGAGGTAAAACTAAAATAGGGGATATAGATGGTATAGTAAATTCTTCTACTCTTTCAATTGATGGGGCAACAACTACAAACCCTCAATTTACATTTAACACTACAGGGAACCAGGTAGTAGAGTTATCAAATACAACATCAGGTGGAAGTGAGCTACTATTCAACCCTATTGCTTCAGGATACAGTACAATTAATGTAGCTAAAAATACTACACCTTTAACTTTTGCGATTGCTGGCAACCCTGTCATGACTATAGCGACAAGTAATGATGTAGGAATAGGAACAACATCACCAACAGGAAAACTGGAAGTTGAAGACAGCTCAGCCGGTAATTATTTACAAGGTTTAAGAGTAACTAATGCATCCGATACTACAAATACAAGTACTGGGATAAGATTTCAAACTGCAGCATCTTCAACAACTGTTTCATATAGTGAGATAAGAAGTATTAGAACTAACTCTCCAACCGGAGGAGGTACTGAATTAACTTTCTCAACTACACCCTCAGATCAAGCCACAACAGCTAGTGAAAGAATAAGAATAAAAGGAACCGGTTTTGTTGGAATAAATGAAACAAGCCCCTCAGAAAGACTTCATGTAGATGGGAACATATTAGCAACCGGAAATATAACAGCCAACTCAGATAAAAGATTAAAAGAAGATATACAACATATTAAAAATCCTTTAGATATTATAAAACAACTAAATGGATATACTTACACCCGTAATGATCTAGATGATAAAACAAGAAGACATACTGGGGTCATAGCTCAAGAAGTATTAAAGGTATTACCTGAGGCCGTACATGGTTCTGAAGAAGATAAATACTCAGTAGCTTATGGAAATATGGTTGGTGTGTTAATAGAGGCGATTAAAGAACAGCAATCTCAAATTGAAGAATTAAAAAAATTAATTAAATAATGCCCTTACAAACCTCAGGACCAATAAGTTTAAATGATATCCAAAATGAATTTGGAGGAACAAACCCTACAAGTATTACAGAATACTATAGAGGAGGTTCTTTCGTACCAGATACAACAACTAATTCTAGTATTCCTACTACAGGTCAAATTTCGTTTGATGATTTTTACGGAGGATCAGTTTTAGTAGCATTCCTAATTTCTAATGTAACCGACTCTAGATCAGTGTGTGATGCAAGAGTAGGCCCTACAGCGTATTTTGATGATGGTTTAAATGCAGGTAGTAATGGGTATAGCGATAGTGCAGGAACTACACCATTAGCTGATGGATTTTACAACACTACAAAATCCTTTGCAATCCGAATAATTAGTGGTGCTATATCAGCTTTGGTTAATTGTGGGTAATATATAGAAAAAATAGTTGGAGGTTTAAATAAACTTCACTATATTAAAAGAACATTAAATAATTAAATAAATAAAAATGGAAAACAAAAAGTTATTACAAGAAGAGCTACAGAAAATTCAAGAGCTACAAGTACGTAAACAAAACTTTCAAACAGAACTAGGAAGATTAGAGGTGTTAAAGTTAGAAATTGAACAAAGACGTGAACAAGTGCTTGAATACAACAAAGAAACTGTTAATCAAGAACAGGCTCTAGTTAAGGAGTTAGAAGAGTCTTACGGAAAAGGTAGCATAGACTTAGAAAAAGGAGAATTCATACCAGAAAGCTAACAGTTAACAGCCATAGACGTTTAATAGGGTACTTAATTACAAAATGGGAGAGTCTTTTTAGATTCTCCCTTGCTATTTATTTATAAATGACATTACTGACTATTTATGTCATTTAAAATAGATCAAAACAATAATCACAAACGATAAACTAAATTAAACGTTAAACATGGCAGAATCAATTATCTCTCCAGGAGTATTTCAACGAGAAAACGACATTTCTTTTGTTCAGCCTGCACCAGTTGAAGCTGGAGCTGCTTTTATAGGGCCTACGGTAAAAGGACCAGTAGAAATACCAACCGTAGTAACTTCGTACGGAGAATACCAAAGAAAATTCGGAGATACATTCGAATCAGGATCAGCAAAGCATGAGTTCCTTACATCAATGGCAGTTAAAAACTATTTTGACCAAGGAGGTAATTCAGCATTAGTAACTAGAGTAGTAAATGGAACTTTCTCATCAGCAGAAAACTCCTTCATATCAGCTTCAGATTACGGAGACGGATCAACACAACCTTTCCAAATAGAAACTTTAGGAGAAGGAGTAATTTTTAACAACTCTACAGGATCTGAAGATCCAGGAGCAGAAAATTCAGATGGCTCATTAGTATCTGGTTCAGTAGATAACCTAAGATGGGAGATTGCTAATGTGAATCAAAATCAAGGAACATTCTCATTATTAGTAAGAAGAGGTGATGATAGTGAAAAATCAAAAGTAGTATTAGAATCTTTTAACGGCTTATCACTAGACCCTAACTCAGACAACTACATAGAAAGAATAATTGGTAATCAAACCCAAACTCTTAATACAGCAGATGGAGGATACATCCAAACATCTGGAGAATTTATTAACAGATCCAACTACATTAGAGTATCAAGTGTTAACATAAAAACATTAAACTATCTATCTACAGACGGAGTAACAATAAACTCAGGACCAAGTGGTTCTTATACAGGATCTCTACCAGTAGAAACATCAGGAGCTTTTCATAGTGCTCAAGGAGGTGTACAAGATGGTGCAGAACTATTCGATGCAATAGGAACTACTTCTGGTGAGACACAAGGATTAGCTCAAGCAGATTACGATGATGTAATCACTCTTTTAGGTAATAAAGACGACTACCAATTTAATATCATTACAGCACCAGGACTTATCGGTACAGAGCACTCTACTCAAGTAAATAATATTGTATCTTTAGCAGAAACTAGAGGAGATTGTATAGCAGTAATTGATCCGGTAACTTACGAAACCACAGTAGCTAATGCAGCAGCAGAAGGAGCGATTTATAACTCATCTTATGCAGCAGCATACTGGCCTTGGTTACAGATGAGATCTGCAACAGGAAAAAACGAATGGGTACCAGCATCTGTAGTCATTCCAGGAGTATATAACTTTACAGATAACAGCTCAGCACCTTGGTTTGCACCAGCCGGTTTAGTTAGAGGTGGAATCACAGGAGTAATTCAAGCAGAAAGAAAGTTAACTAGAACTCATAGAGATACTTTATATTCTAATAAGATAAACCCAATAGCAACTTTCCCAGGACAAGGAATTGCAGTATTTGGACAAAAAACATTACAAACTAAACCATCAGCATTAGACAGAGTAAATGTTAGAAGACTATTAATTGAGTTGAAAAAATTTATTGGAGATCAGTCAAGAAACTTAATCTTTGAGCAAAATACCACTGCAACAAGAAACAGATTCTTAGCAACAGTAAATCCATACTTAGAATCAGTAGTACAGAGACAAGGTCTTTTTGCTTACAGAGTAGTAATGGACGATACAAACAACACAGCAGATGTAGTTGATAGAAACCAATTAGTAGGACAAATACTCATACAACCGGCTAAAACAGCAGAGTTTGTAGTACTTGATTTTACAATCGAGCCAACTGGAGCAACGTTTGGAGGATAGAAAAAATAAAACAACAATATTTATAATAAACACAAAATATAATGGCAGTATTAGATCCTAATGAGATGATGTTTAGAGCTTTCGAGCCTAAAGTACAGAATAGATTTATCATGTACATGGATAACATTCCATCTTTTATGGTAAAATCAGTAAGTGCACCTTCTTTTGAAGACGGTGTAGTGAAGCTAGACCACATCAACTCATATAGAAAAATAAGAGGAAAAAGAGAGTGGGGTACAATGGATATGACCCTATACGATCCAATTACACCTTCTGGAGCTCAGTCGGTATTAGAATGGGCAAGATTGAGAT